GCAGTTGCAGAAGCATTTGCTAACCGTCCAGGAAGCACTGAAGCAAATCGTCAAGCATTCCTTGATGGTGGTGCACAGACTACTGGCAACTCACGCACAACCCGTGTGCTTGGTGTAGATGTTCTTGAGGTTCCTTATTACCCTGCAGGATATGTCGACTTGACATTCCCTCAGAACCGTGTATGGGGCTTCCAACGTGATATCACAGTAAATCGTGAATATCGTGCAAAGAAGGACACAATCGAATACACAGTATTCGTTCGCTTTGGTATTCAATGGGAAGAGCTAGATGCAGTCGCTTATGTCGACTCAGATAGTGCTGATTCCTAAGATTTAACCAATAAATAATAGGGCGGGTAGCGTAAAAACTACCCGCTTTATTCTTTTCTGGTATAATTACAAATAAGCATTGGAGAATTATGAATCTAACAATAGAAGAGTTATCAACAAAAACTGTAATGTCTTTAAAATCTTATGCTAAAAAAAATAATATAGAATTATTTGAAGCAAATACTAAACTTGAAATTTTAGAAATCTTGGCTAGTTGGATTCCACCAGAGCCAAAAGAAGAAGTAGAAAAAGTAGAAAAAGTAAAAACTTTGGTTAATAAGGTAGCCCTGTATTCAGAAAGAAACCTACATATGGACAATCTAGGGGCTTTAAAAGTAGGTTACAACATAGTTTCAAAGGAGGCATCTGAAAAGTGGTTAACACACAGGTTGGTTAGAATTGCACCACCTGAAGAGTTATCCTCATACTACGGTAAATAATTATGTCAACAATTCTTCGTATTCCCCCATACCCATTATCCGTTACATATACCGTTCCAGATGCAAACACAGACTACATTATTGTTATTGAAGATGTTGCAGAACAGACTGAAACAGAAGAGTCTATTATTTCAACGGGAAACTCAGAAATTGTTTATTCGCTAACTGGAGATTTTGTTAAATATGATAAATCCTATGCTTTAAGCATTTACGAAGATGCTGGATCATCTGGAGCAGACCTTGTGCGTGGAGATGTTGTAGTTGAGGATAATCTAGAAATTGTTAGACCATACGTAAATCCAGCAACACTTGCTACTTCTGGAACAGCTACAGATATTACTGCTTACACAGAATATGAAAATTTAGCAAGAATGATAATTGATTCTATTACTGGTGGATTTTATTATAATAGAACATACTTAGAAGTTGTTGGACAAGGAACTGACTACATACCGCTTTGGAAAAGAACACATAAAATTTTAAAAGCATATGAAAATGCAGAGCTGGTTTATGACCTTAGTGACACCGTAAATGGTCCAGCATTAAAAGAATATAACTACCTTATTACTAAAGATAAAAGTGCAATTACAAAAGATCCAATAGCATTTGTTGATTCCTTAAGTCGTGCAGAAAGAAAATATCCAAGCATACCCGTAGCCCCTTCAGACTCTATTAGTTTATTTGATACCGAAGATAGTGGAAATGTTCAAACTATTTTTCCATCAGCAGCATTTTCAGAAGGACTTGATTGTATCTTTTTGCTGGAAACTGGCTATAAGGTAGTTCCAATAGATATTGTAGATGCAACAAAATTGTTAATTGAAGATATTAAATGCGGTAGATTAGACTATTATAAGCGTTATGTTAAAAATTATTCAACAGATCAATTCAAAATTGAGTATGATAAAAGAATGATTGAAGGAACTGGAAATCTTTTGGTAGATAAAATATTAAATAAATATGTAGAAACGATTATCCGTCCAGGAGTATTATAGTGGATTCTTGTCTACAAACAGACTTTATGTATCCAATGAAGGCTGATATATATTATCCAATTATTAATCAAACACAATATGGACAAGCAACTAAAACTTGGGTTTTTGATAGAACAATAATTTGTAATGCTACAAGCGTTGGCGGTGCAGGAACTGAAGATATTAAACCAGAAACATTTCTTCAATATGAAAATAAACTTATTGCTAGGACTAAGTCTGATCCAAGAATATCCTCTAATAATTCTGAAAATGCCATAACCAATATTTTAGTAACTAATATTCGTAATGCTCACGACGAGATGATTTACAAAGAAACAGCAGGACCTAGATCTGGAAAAGGAACAATATATGAAATGGCAACGGTAGAGCCATTTACTGGACCTTTTGGATCAGTAGAATATTTTAAGATGCTCTGGCGTAGAACAGAGAATCAAACAGTGAGTGACTAATGATAACAAGAACTAATACAAAACAATTTGAAAAACAGATAAATAATATTGTTAACTATTCTTTTGGGTTTTTAGATGGAGTGCAAAAAGGAAAAACTCTATTTTTAAAAAATCTTGGTCAGGGAGTTATTCAGGCAATGGGGGCTTACATAGATGTTTCTGCAAGAGGAAATCCACAAGCATTACATCACGTTTATGAATGGTATCAAACTGGAAGTCCTCAAGCAAGACTTTTTGATTTAGATTATACAGTTAGCAATTTAGGATTAAGCATTAAGTCCACATTTAGACAATCTAAAAGTCTTCAGGAAGACTCTAATACACCATTTTATAATAAAGCAAAAATTATGGAAGAAGGAATTCCAGTAACTATAACACCTAAAAAATCATCAGTGTTGGTATTTACTGAAGGTGGAAAAACCGTATTTACAAAAAGATCGGTGACTGTTAGAAATCCTGGAGGAGAATATGTTCAAGGATCTTTTGAAAACATTATGGATGAATTTATGCTAAGATATTTTAAACAATCATTTCTTAGGGCTAGTGGCATTTATGACTATATTAGTAGACCCACAGTATTTAAGAAAAATGTTAAAGCAGGTTCCAGATTAGGAAGATCTAAGGGAATTGATACTGGGTATAAATGGATTATTAATGCAAAGATTGGTGTAGAATAGTCCTATGGCTTCTAATGTTAATTTAAATACTGGCTTTCCCCCAACTTTTCTTAATGCTTTTGTAAATAGTGAGCTTCAAGAGTTTGGATTAGTTCCGGATGGGCCTAACCCATTCCAACCATTTTTCCCTGCACAAAGTCCAATAAATATAGAAGACATTTATAACGATAGTGTATATATTAGAAATAACCCTAACGCCACTGTAATTATGTTTGATAGATTAATTAGATTTAGACCAAACGCTTTCTATAGGCACAAGCGTGAGCAACTAGTATATTTTATATATGCCCCAGATCTTAGTAACCTTTTTGATGTAACTCGTGTAATTATTGAGTGCCTCGATAGAGAAGACTCTTCAGCCCAAGATATGAATTCCTGGATTGCATCAAATGATATTTTAGATGAATCTGGCAATGTTATTACCCCCAACGTATATTTTCACAATACCAAGGTTTACCAAGCAGATGAGTCAAGAGATATAGCAGAATTGGCCTCAGCTAGGACACTATTCCTTAATAAGCTAGTTATTGAGTATGACTACCACACTACAGATGCGGTCAGCGCTAGATATACATAAAATGGTGTTATAATTAGTTTGAGGAAACAAGCGCCAAAACTTAATATCTATTTTTACAGAAAGAGGTGAATAAATGGCATATAGTCGTGGAACATCATCCAACATTATCGTTGGTGCAGCAGCACTTTTTGTTGCAGATACAACCCTAACTCCAAATACATTGGAGTCTTTTAGCACTGAAGTATCATTCAGAGAAACACTCTCAGATGATGCAACATATACTAACGTAGGTTACACCATGAACGGTCTAGAAATGCAGTTCCAACCAGACTTCGGTGAAGTTCAGGTTGACCAAATTCTTGACGTTGCTAAGCTTTATAAGCAAGGTATGCAAGTTAATCTTGCAACTGCCTTTGCTGAAGCTACCCTTGAGAACCTTCTCTTGGCTCTAGCATTTAGCGATACTGAAATGACTGGATCCGTCAACACTCACACAGGCAAGTCTTTGAACTTATCTGCAGGAGATATCGGTGAATGTCCAGTAGAGCGTGGAATTGTTGCAGTAGGACCTGGAACAGGTGATTGCGTAGATTCTCCATTTGTGGAGCGTGTCTACACAGCATACCGTGCTTTGTCAATTGAAAACGTAACAGTTTCAGCAAAGCGTGATGAGGCTTCAATGTTTGAAGTATCATTCCGTTTGCTACCAGAGGATACTTCAGGATCATACGGTAAGATCGTTGACCGCACATTCGGAGACCTTCTATCATAATAGTTTAACTATACTTCACAGCCCATGTCTTCGGATGTGGGCTTTGTTGTTTTATGGTAGAATTGAATTTCTATGGCAACTACAATATATAAAAGTGAAATAATTCAATTATTAGATGGAACTAGTGTAGAAATTGTGCCATTAAAAATTAAATATCTTCGTGAATTTATGAAAGCATTTGAAAATGTAAAAATAACTAAAAATGATGATGAAGCAATTGCAGCATTAGTAGAATGCGTAAGGGTTTGTATGAAACAATACTATCCATCAATATCGGGCAGCGTTGAGGATATTGAAGAAAATATTGATATGCCAACAGTCTATTCAGTTTTAGATATTTCCGCTGGCATAAGAATTAATAAAAAATCTGAAGAGCCAGTAAAAACCCAAGCAGTAGAAAGTGGTTCTACCTGGGAAGATCTTGATCTTGCTAAGTTAGAGTCAGAGGTATTTTTGCTGGGTATATGGAAAGACTACCAAGAGTTAGAGTTATCACTATCTATGCCAGAGCTAATGGCAACACTAGAAGTTAGTAGAGAATTAGATTATGCTGAAAAAAAGTTTATGGCTGCTATTCAGGGTGTTGACCTAGATAAACAGTCGGGGAAAAGCAAGGGACAACAAGAATGGGAAGATATGAAAGCTAGAGTATTTAGTAAAGGGCAAACTAGTGATTCAAATGATATATTATCTTTACAAGGACCAAAAGCTCAAAAGCTTGGGTTTGGTATAGGTATGGGATTAGATTACGAAAATCTAACACAGTAAGCGCTTTATGCTATAATTAACATAGCCTATATAGGAGGATACACAATGGCAACAGCAATACATGAGGGTGAAGAACTTGTTCTCATGGATGGCACAAAGATTAAGGTTCGTCCACTTAAAATTTCTTTGCTCCGTCCATTTATGAAAAAGTTCGAGCAAGTAGCGGGGGTAGCAGAAGATAATGAAAAGTCAATGACTCTTCTTATTGAATGTGTTCAAATTGCTATGGAACAATACAGCCCAGAACTGTCAAAAGACATAAATAAACTAGAAGAGGTTTTAGACCTTCCAACAGTTTACAAAGTTATTGAGGCAGCCTCTGGAGTTAAACTATCAGATGCAAATGCTCTTTTAAATACAGTGCTTGCAAACAATTAAGTAATACAAGAGGTGTAAATGAATGGCTGATGTAAATGCTAATATTGGCGTCCATATTGATACGTCAGCAGCCCTGGCAGAACTCAAAAATTTACAGCGCCAATTAGCGACCTTTCATTCATCTGTAGCTAAAAGTAGTGCAGCTTCTGCAGCAGCACAAAAAAATTTACAGACAAACCTTTTAAACTCCATCAATGCTACGGGCAAATTTTCTGCTCAGATGGGGAATGTAAGAACTTCAACGGAGTCATTTACTCACGCATTAGAGACAAATAAACTTTCTATGCGTGAGTATTTCCGTTATGCAGGCGGATCTACTAGAACATTTGGAAGACTATTTAAACAAGAATTTGACACAATTGGCAAGGTAGCACAAGAGCGTGTAAAAACAATGCAGACTCAATATATTAAAATGGGTCGTGACGCATCTGGTGCAATGAAGGCTATGTCCATAAGACCAACTACTTTGAATATGAACGACTATGCTACCAAAACAGCAATAGCAGCACAAAAACAAGCATTACTAAATCAATTATTAAAACAAGGATCCACTAATCTTTTAAATTTTGGTAAAAATACACAATGGGCTGGTCGCCAACTTATGGTTGGTTTTACAGTTCCTCTTGCATACTTTGGATCTATGGCAGCAAAAACATTTATGGATCTTGAAAAACAGGCTATTAGATTTAGGCGTGTTTATGGAGATGTATTTACAGCTACTGAAGAAACAGATAAAGCTTTAGCAGATATACAAAAACTTGCTGAAGAGTTTACAAAGTATGGTGTTGCAATTGCTGATACTATGGAAATGGCAGCAGATGCTGCTGCAATGGGTAAAACTGGGGCAGAACTTACAGCACAAGTAGCACAAGCAACTCGTCTTGCAGTTCTTGGCGGAGTAGAACAATCTCAGGCACTAGAAACAACAATATCTGTTACAAACGCTTTTGGTGTTGCAACAGAAGACTTAGCAAGTAAAATTAACTTTCTTAACGCAGTTGAAAACCAAAGCGTTGTATCTATTGAAGATTTAACAATTGCGATTCCTAAAGCAGGTCCAGTTGTAAAGCAACTTGGCGGAAGCGTTGAAGACTTAGCGTTTTTCTTAACTGCTATGAAAGAGGGCGGTATAAATGCATCAGAAGGAGCTAACGCACTTAAGTCTGGACTTGCAGCATTAATTAATCCAACAGGCAAGGCAGTTGACATGCTTGCAGGATTTGGTGTTAACATTAATGCAATTGTAGAAGGAAACATGGGGAATGTTAGAGAAACAGTTATAGATTTTGCTCAAGCATTAGATACCTTAGACCCATTAAACCGTGCTAGAGCTATTGAACAACTATTTGGTAAATTTCAATTTTCACGTTTGTCAACTTTATTTCAAAACGTAACAAAAGATGGAACCCAGGCTTCTAAAGTATTAGATCTTGCAGGAGCATCAGTTGAAGAACTTGCAATTATGTCTGAACGAGAGCTTGGTGTTTTAGAAGATGCAATTGGCACAGACTTTAAAGAGTCTATGGAACAATTAAAACTTGCCATAGCCCCAATAGGAAAAGAATTTTTAAAGGCAGTTACCCCAATTGCAAAAGCAATTGGAGGATTTTTAGAAAAATTTAATGATCTTGGTGATGGAACTAAAAAGTTTATTGTTATAGCAACTACTCTTGTTGGTGTGATTGGTCCAGTGCTATTAATGACATTTGGTTTGCTTGCTAACGGTGTTGCAAATATAATTAAACTGTTTATAACAATGAGGTCTGGATTTTTAAGAGCTGGTGCAAATAGCAATATCCTTGCACAACAAACTAGTTATTTAAATACCGAACAGCTAGAAGCAGCATCTGTTGCAGCTTCTTTAAATCAGGCGCATACAAAACTAACTCAATCTTTTACTATAGAAACATCTGCAATAAAATTATTACGTCAAGCATATATTGATGCCACCATAGCAGCAACAAATTTTGCCAGAGCAAATCCAGGTATGATGATGCCAGGAAGAAAAGGGGCAGTTCCAAAGAAGTTTGCAACAGGAACAACTGGAATTCCAGGTCCAAGGGGCGCAGGAGATATTGTCCCAATTTTAGGTGCTCCTGGAGAAGCAATTATTCCTAGTAAAACAGCGCAGGACCCAAGATTTAAACCAATAATTGAGGCACTTGTCAATGGCACATTGCGAGGATTTGATAAAGGAACTGTAGATCTTCAACCAATAACAAATTCTCCAGTTTCTGCAAGAAAAACAAAAGCATTAAAGCGTTATATGGATATGAAGTATGGTGGTCAACTTGGTGTAGATACCGAAGCAATGAGTAAATATAAAACACGAAGATCTGAATACCATGCAGTTTTAGATAGAATTCAGTATGATGAAAAAAGCAAAAAATATGTTTTTTACGATAAACAAGGAAATATAAAATCTACCTTTGATGAAAAACAGTTAAAGCATAACATAGCGTATGCCTTTAAAGAAGTTCCAAATCCACAGGGACAAATAACAAATAGGCCTATAGCCCCAAATGTTTTTGAACGTTTTATTGGTCGTGTTGGACAGTCAGGAAGCGGTGCTCCAAAACCTGTAAGAGTTTTAAGGCAGGCCAACAATCAAAGAACTGCCGGACTTGGATTAAACAGAGAAAGTCTTGCTCTTCAAAAAGAATTAACCAGACAAGGTTTAACACCAGGTGAAATTGGAAAGTTTATGGGCAAGAGAGCAGAGTCCCATATATTTAACCCATTAGATCCAAAAACAAAATGGCAAAGTGGACTTACAATTTCTGATCATGAAGGAATTAACCAATACCTAAATCGTGCTGGTGAAAAATCTGTTGGAAAATTAATTAATAATGATAAATTATTAAAAGAATTAGGCTATACAGATAGAGATATTAAAGAATTAAAGAAATCTTATTCTTTTGCACAAAGAAAACAACAACCAATAAATGCAACACAATTTGGGCATTTAGCAAAAATTGCAGAGCTTGAAGTTAAAGCACACAACTCAGGAAAAGTAAAAAATCCAAAAATTTATCAAGCAAAAGGAATTCTTGGTGTTGCATCATTAAGAACTCCAGGAATTTGGCAAGAAATGCGAAAGAGCATTATAAAGCTTGGAGAAAAGCCCCGTCTTATAAATCAAAGAGAACAAGCACGTCTTGAAAAAGTAGCTGTTAAGCCAGGTCAAAAACCTAAAGATGTTAAAACTGGAAGAGGAGTTAATCCAAGCACAACTCCTTTAACAAAAACAGACAAGGCCGCAATTCCTAGTGGACAAAAGCTAAGCCATTCTAGAGGTATTCTGCTTGGTCGTGGAAGATTTGTTCCACCATTAGGAGCTACTGCAGAATTTGGATATAGCGCTAATCAAAGAATGCCTGGAATGCAAATGCCACCAGGCATGGCTATGTCAACAATAGAAAAAGATTTTAAGGCTCAACAAAACTCTTTAAGACGACAAATTGAGTTAGTTGAAAAAAGAAGACTTAAAGCACTAAAAGAAGAACTAAAAATAATTGAGGATAAAAATAAAACTGCTAAACAATCAGCTCCACTAACTAAGAAACAATTAGACCAGCAAAAACGTGAAGTAAGATCACAAAGAGTTGGCAGGATAGCGGGTCCAGTTGCTGGAATTGCTGGAATTGGAGCTATGGCAGGATTCATGACTGGCAATACTGGAGTGGGTAGTGCAATGATGGGAGTTTCTGCACTTGCAACAATAGCCCCAATGCTTACAAACCCTATCGGAATAGCTGTTGCTGCAGCAGCCACTCTTGCTGGAGGATTTTTCTTATTAAATAAAAGAATGGACGATGCTACAAAGAAACAGGTAGCATATGTAAACTCTGTAACAGCAAGCACTAAAAAAATGCAACAAGTTGGTGAATTGACTAAAGAAATTGGAGCATCACAAATTGCACAAGAACAGAGAGAGACTGGTGCAAGAACTAATGAATTTAGAACCGGATTTGACCGTGAAGATAACCAGTTTGGAACCACCTTCTTATCATCTGAAATTGGAAAAGAAATATTTAAAGGATTTAATGATAGTGTAGCAAAAGACGGTCCAAAAGCTGCTAAATTATTAGCAACACAGCTTGCTGCTTATATTTCTGATGGAGTAATGTCAGCAGAACAAGCAAACAGTGTAGCAAGAGCAATTGGAATTAATCTTAAAGATATGTCACTTTATACAAATATTAGTGGAGATCTTAGAGAGCTTATTGGTCCAGATGGACAAGACCTATTAACAAATCCGCTTAAAGTAAGATTAAGCATTATTTCTTCACAAGAGGACATGATTGATGAAGTAAAAAATAAAATGAAATCTGCAACATCGGATGAGTTTGTTTCTCAAGTAGCAGTTATAAATGCAAAAAATTTAGAAATTGTTTTAGCGCAAAGAGATGCTCAATATCAAAGCAATCAAGCAATTATTGATGGTTTACAAAAACAAAAAGCGGCAACCACAGATAAAGCAAAACAATTACAATTAGAGAATCAAATTGTTGCTGCAAAAGCAAAACAAAAGTCAGAAGACCAAACTCTTGCAGCAAAATCTCAGCAAATAATTAAAGATGCTGAAATTTTGTATAACTCAGCAGTAGGCAATAGAAGTAAATTTATAGATGCTTTAACTTTTGGAATTGAATCAGCAAATAAAGATAACCCATTTTTATCAGATTTTAAAGATAAGTCTGCAGATATTATAAATACACAAGATGGTATGGCACTTGAAGTTCAAATTAAAACTGCTGTTTTAGGCGGACAATTAAGTATTCCGGCAGCGATAAAGTTATTAGATATGTTTTCAGGAAAAACCGATAAAGAAGTAGCAATACTTAAATCAATTATAGAAACAACAGTTACATCACAAGATCCGGGCGTATTCCAAAAATTTATGGAAATTATGTCAGGTAAAGACATAAATCCAGAAATAAAGTTAGAAATTTTAACTGATGAAAAAAACTTTGAAGCCAGAGTTAAAGTATTGGATAAATTAAAAGATCTTGATGGAGATGCCATAAATCTTGAAGCATTTGTTGATACAAAAGGAACAGCAGGTTTAGATGAACTTGTAAAAGACTTTGAAGCAGTAGAAAAAATTAAAAGTCCAATAACAGTAGAAACACTTGCTACAATAAAAACAATAACAGATGATCCAACTATAAACATGTCTGGCTTAGTTGATATTTGGAGTAAATATGAAAATGCAACTGATGAAATAAAAAAGACAGTAATACAAGAGTATATTGCTATATTTAAAAGTATTGGTGATAAAGAGGTTGAAGATTTAATTAAAAAAGAACTTGTAGGTAGCCCTGCTTCTCCAGATAGAATAGATGATAGAAAAAGGAACTTAGAGGCAAAGTATTTTACTGTTGATAAAGATGGTAAAAAAGTTCCAAATGCTCCAGCAGTTGCAGGTGCATTACTTTCTCAATCAGGAGTTGGCGCTCTTAATGAAATTCCATTTAAAAGGGACGACGACAATGATGATGGCTCTGTTAAAAAATCAGTTTTTGCAAATATTTTACAAGACCTAAAGCGAACAAGGAATGCAACAATTGATGCTCAAGGTGGAGCTAAAGAACTTATGCGTATTCTTGGTGGGGCAAAAGACCTAAAAGCATTTAATGGTATTGATCAACAACTATCCAAACTTGGCGCTAACTCTGATTTTATTGATTTTGTTGGTGGATTAGAAAATGCTGTTGAACAAAAAATTATTAAGATTAATAAAAAGGGAGTTGTTTCCTACGGAGAATTTGGAAAAGCTGCAAAAAAGGCTTATGACGAAAAACAATTAGGATTATTTAGTGCTCAAAGTGCACAAGTAATTAATGAATCAATTAAGCAAAGAGATGCTTTCATTAAATTAAAGGCTGCTGGAGTTGAAACTGCAGACGCTCAAGAAATGCTTGCTGATTCAATCTTTGCAACTTCTCTTGCTGCACAAAAAAATCCTGTAGAAATCAGAAGAATGATTGCTGAATATAAAAATATGAAACTTGAGGTTCAAAAAACATTAGAAGAAACTGATCCAGAAAAAGCCTTTGATGTTGAAATGGACAAGGCTATGAAATATTATGACTTCCTTGAAAAAGAAGCTCGTGCTGCTGCTAAACCAGAAATTGATAGAATTGAAAAACTTATAGAAGTTAATGATAAATTAATTGAAGGTATGCAACGCACAATTGAAGAAAACTATGATAGGCCAATTGAAAAATTTAATCAAGATTTAGCAATAATGGATAAGGCTGCTCAGGGTATTAACGATAAATATGATGCACAAGAAAAAGCACTCGAAAAAATATCTAAAGTTAATGAAGAAATTTCACAACAAGAACAAGGAAGACTAACTCTTGCAGATGCTTTATCACAAGGAGATATAGCAGCTGCTGCTCGTGCTGCACAAGAAATGAGAGCAGAAGCAGCACAAAACGCAATGGAAAAAAGCTCTGAAGCACTTCAAGCAGCAAGAGAAGCAGAACTTGCAGGTCTAACAGTTGGTGGACTTACAAGAACACAAATTGAAGAAAAAATATATAGCCTTGAACAAGCTAGATTGCCAATTCTTGCTAGCATTAGAGACTTACAAGATAAAAATTATAATCTTAGTAAAAAAGAATTAGAACCAATTACAGAAGCTTTAAGAATAAGAATTGAAAACATTGATACAGCAAGGACAGCATGGGAAAACCAAAAACTTGCAATTCAAAAAGCAGGGTTTGAAGCAGATAAAACTAGTGAAAGATTTAAGATTGCAGAAAGTATAGTTAATACAATTAAAAAACTCTGGGAAGATATTAAAGATAAGAATATAACCTTAACTATTAACACAGTTAATACAACTTCTGGTGGAGGCGGAGGCGGTGGCCAAGGTAGCAAGCGAGCAGAAGAAATAAAGAAAGCAACAGAGGAAGGTATTGCGCTCATGACAGAAGCAGAAATGGTTAGAGCTATGAATACAGGATACCTATCTTTAGGTGGACTAGTTCCTAAATATTTTGCTAAGGGCGGACTCTCAAGGGGAACCGATACAGTTCCAGCCATGTTAACTCCAGGAGAATTTGTAATGAGAAAATCTGCTGTAGATAAATTTGGACCAATGCTTTCAGCAATGAATAGCCCAAGCTTTAAAATGTCAAATTTAGGATCTTATGACAAAGTGTCTTCTGGAATGAATAGTGTAGTAGATAACTCTAGTGCCATGTATAATTATAATATTGGAATTACAGTTCCACAATCAAATGCAAATCCTAACGATATTGCAAATGCAGTTATTGGTCAGATTAAATATATTGATGCACAAAGAATTAGAGGACAGAGATAATGGCTACCGCAGCATACTTAACAGGCAGACGTAGATATCAGCGCCCACAAGCCCTTTTATGGTCTGAGAACCCTGGGACCTTAGCAGATGGAGTTTATTTACCAACAGGCTATGAAATAGGCTCAGAGGTGCCACCAGAGACCGATGAAGCCCTTATAAACCAGTTCCTAGTGCTGTCTGATCATAATCGTGGGGAACTTCAATTTAACCCAACTAGAATAGAGCAGCGTCAAAGAACAATTAATGGCAGGATGAGGTCTTATCATATTGCAGATAAATTAACTATGAATCTATCTTGGAACAACCTACCATCAAGATCATATTATCAAGACCCATCATTTAATGCTTCTGGAGTATCTCCATATAAAGGTGGTAATGGAGAATTTACTTCCGATGGTGGAGCTGGTGGAGTAGAAATATTAGACTGGTATGAAAACCATCCTGGACCATTTTGGATGTATTTAGCTTATGATAAATATTCTAACTTTGGAAAAGACGATGCAGCATATGGACATTTAGCACAATATAATCAAATTATACAAGTTTACTTTGCAGATTTTAGTTATACCGTTACAAAACGTGGTGGGTCTAATCATGATCTTTGGAATATTTCGGTAACTCTGGAAGAGGTCTAGGGTGTTTGTTAGTGAGGCATTAAAGACACATCTAGAAACATCTTCAACCGTAAGGCTAGAATCATTAGTCTTGGCTGAGTGGAATATGAATATGCCAGATAATATTCAAAAACTTGGAAACTATCGATATCGTCCAACTACCCCTGGATCTCAATACCACACATTACCAGATGCGTTTGATTCTTTAGACTCAGGTAACTACTATACTAATGCCACAGATGCAGATATTATAATTGATGGTGGATTTGATAATTTAAATATCCCACAAAAGTTTACTTTAAATAAAGATAAAATGAAAATGATTTATTCACTAGAAGATTGTTTAAAGCCATTTAGACCAAGATCAGGAATTAACAAGCCATTATATTTTAATAATAGATTTCTTGCAAACTCTGGTGCTTCAATGGCACAAAGACCAAGATACTATATGCCTTCAAGATATGATGAGTTTAAGTATTGGACATCATACAGAACTGAAAACAATATTGAACGTGGTATTGCAAAAAATATATCTAATGGATTAAACTATATTGATGATGCTGTTCCATTTGTAGTATATAAGGAAGCGGTTCCAACAAACAGAATTGTTGTAAAAATGCAAACAAATGTGGGAGATGTTGATTTGGGTCCATTTAGAAATTCATCTTCTACTACTATAGATCCGCTTTTTGGAGAAGTCAACAAAACGGTTCCGAAAAGATGGAAAATTCAATATCTTAAAAATAACAACTGGATAGATGCTTATGTTTTTAATGAAAATGATCTTCGTGAATCTGGAGAACCTATAGTTGATAATGACGGGTATTTGGAATTAGAGTATGGATTAATAATCCCAGAAGAATATAAAAACAGTTTTGTCTTTGCAGACAGACTATCTTCAGATTCCCTTTTACCAGAATCAAGCCTAGAGGGATACGCATATCTTGTAATAAACAATAGTGGAAATCGTGGATTATTCTATATATGGAATAATGGAGAATATTCTTCATTTATACCACAATATGGATGGCAGCTAGGATCGGAAGAAGTTGTAAATAATACAAACTTTGTTACTGACCTTACATCTCCAGATTCTTTTAATAACGACATAGATGGTGGAACAACTTACCGTGAATTCTCATATATCTCTGGAATTAGAATTGTAGTAAGCACTATGAATAAGTTTGACTCAACATTTGATTTAATTGAAATGTCACCAAGATTAGCAGTAGATATTTCAGATAAAGTAATAGATTTTAAAATTACAAAGGCGCTTTCTGATATAGGTATAACATCTTTACCAGTTGGACAGCTATTAGCTTCTAATGGACAAATATCTTTGTTTGATGATGACCAAGCTTTTAATGAACAAAACATTAATAGTATTATTTCTAAATATGTAAGAAAAAATATTAAATTTAATTTTTATGAAACAGTTTTAAATGTAGATGGATTTGACTACTATATTCCAATAAAAACTTTATACTCAGAAGGATTTCCACAAGCAGATGTAACTGCTGGAACTCTATCAATTGATTTAAGAGATTTTTTCTTTTTCTTAGAATCTATGCCAGCACCAAGATTACTTACAACACAAAGCTCTTTAAGTTACGCAATTACTACATTACTAGATTACATAGGTTTCAGTAATTATACCTTTAAACGCATTAGTGGAGAATCAGATCCTATTATTCCATACTTTTTTGTTGCTCCAGATCAAAATGTTGCAGAGGTGTTAAGTCAGCTAGCAATAGCTACTCAAACAGCAATGTTTTTTGATGAGTATAATAATTTTGTTGTAATGAGCAAAGATTATCTTATGCCCACAGAAGAACAAAGAATTACAGACTTTGTAATTTCCGGAAACAATAACCAGACAGACACTGGTGTAATAGAAAATTCAACATCTGGAAATCTTCCAAACATTATTTCTATTGCATCTAAAGATAAAAAAATATATAATGATGGAAAAATTAACTATACAACTAGATATATTCAAAGATCTTACGGGTCAATCCGTCAATCAAATTTAGTAGACCAAGAAAAAACATGGATTTATAAACCAGCGCTATTGTGGGAAGTATCTGGAACAGAAAACACAAAAACAATAAATGAGCTTGCCTCAAAGCAGGGTAGCTATGTGTTAGGAGCAATGCCTTTAAACTCTAACCTAACTGACGTAGCTCCTACCGTAGTAAATCATAATGTTATTAATAACATAATTGACCTTGGAGAAAACATTTACTGGCTAACAAGATATCAGGGATACTTATACTCTAATGGAGAAATTATTAGATATGATGCAGCAGAGTTTAATATTACTGGCACTGGAAATGTTTGGATTAGCGATAACCAAGAATACCAAAAGTATTTTTCTTCACTACCATTTAACGGCAAAATATATCCAACAGGATTAATAAGAATTTTTTCTACTCCATATTATGAGGTTATAGATGGAGTTACAAGGTTGCAAAATGGTAATGTAGTTGAGCATGGTCGTAGTCAATTTGGAACACCCATCTCTCTGCATACAGCAGGAATCAATTCATATTGGTCTAACAACGAATATGTTAGGGGATGTGATATGGAATCTAGCTATATGTTTACAACCGTCCTAGACGAAAATGTTACATACCCACCAACATCTTCTGGCGCAGCTGGAATAAATAATGCTCTTGCAAGACAAACTACAAGAAATGGAATTATTAAAAATTTTATGTCAACAAATTATTTAACTGAAACAGCGGTTAATAATTTAAAAAGCACAACATCTGGAACGGTTCAGTCTTCGGCTTTAGTGATGAATGGTCCATCTTTTAAAACAACAGAAACTCCATTAAACTTTGTTTCCTATGTTTATAAAGAACTTGACAATGCATACAAACATTTTGGAACTAGAATGCGTATTGTTGGAAAAATTGAAAATAACATTACAAGAACACAAACACCAATTGGAAGCACAACATATTATCAAACTTCTGGAACTCAAACTGACCAAAGCGTAAATATTGGTGGAGGTTCTGGAGGACTAGCTCTTTTGCTTAATCCAGAAACTAACAATGGATATTATTTTGAAATTATTGCTTTAACAGAAGACAACATTAATTCGTATTTAAAAATTGATAATAAGGGAAATGCAGAAAAATCAATAAACAATATTGTTTTTTATAAAATTAAAAAAGAATCATCTAGTAATAAAGCAATTCCAATAAAGTTATGGGGAGGTCTTTCAAAAATCTTAGTAGATGATGGAAGATTTACAGGTCAGTATAGAATGGCTAGCGAAGAAAATACAACTGTGTATGACTTATCGGTAGAATATCAAGATGTTGGAAAGACTAGAAGGTTTTATTTATATATCAATAACCAATTAATTAAAATTGTTGATGATACAGATCCACTGCCGATATACAACAACATGGCTATATTCACTCGTGGATCCTCAAGATGTATGTTTGAAAATATTTTTGCACTATCCCATAATCCAGCAAATTTATCTTTTGCAACTGGAGAAACGCTAGGATCATCTTTATCCGATGTAGAAGTTAGCGACAGTGAATCTTATAGAAAATATGGAATGAGTGGAATGGTAAAAAGCACATATTTTTCTGGGTTAAGTTCTCAGCAACCACCAAAATACAATATGTATTTTGAAGAGTTTGGATCAATTATGAGAGAGTGTGCATACTTTGATATAAGATATGATAGAGCATACCCAGCACTTTATTCTCAAATTTCTCCTACATTTAATAGAATCAAAGGGTATTCAGTTTCTGGTTTTCAAGCAGATTCTTACGGAGCAGAATTTTTAATATTTAACTCCACAGACAAGGCTCTAAGTTTAGATGAAACCACTGGTAACTATTTAAGAATTCAAGGCATAACATTTACTCAAGATACTACTCATGAGCTAACGGTTGATGATTATTTTAAAAAACGTGGAAATTTGTCAGACCCAGAGTTTAAAGGGGACTCGTTAATATATTCTCCTCTTCTTGAAAAATTAAAATATGATGAAATAAGACAAAGCAGAATGATCTATGGTAAAAATGAATTCTCAATAGAAAGCTTATATATTCAAACAGATGATGACGCAAATGCATTAATGGGTTGGATTATAAACAAATTGATGAAACCTAAAAAGTCAATCGGGATTGACATGTTTGCAATACCAACATTGCAACTTGGAGATATTGTAACTCTTGACTATAAAGATTCTTCTGGTTTAAATCTTATATCTTCTGATACAGATAGATTTGTGGTATATAATATAGAGTATACAAGAAATAATGATGGCCCCAACATGTCAGTGTATTTGAGCGAGGTGTAATATGGATTTTGAATATCTTGATGCATTCGCTAGGCCAAATGCTGCCAAAGGTTATGAAAAACCCCCAGCAGTTGTTAAACAAAATACTAACACTGCACCAGTTCAGAATACTGATTTAACTGAAACAGAAAAAAGAATTTTTGGCATTAGCGGTAGTTCTGCAGTAGACAAGGGCGATACTGGTTTAAAAACAACAACAACAGCTAAAGCATTGGTGGTAGCAAAACAAGAAACGGTAGTAGCTGCAACACCAAACACTGCATCACTACCAGTTGTCACTTTAAGCAAGCCCGCTATTAAAACTGCCCCCATAGACACTATTTTGTTTGATGACAACTCAGTCTCAGTTGACAAAATGTTTAATCTAATTCTTGAAGATATTGGTGGTCAGGAACTAATAAATATTGCAAGAAATGATATAATAAATGGACA